AAAGGAATGTCATACCCAATAATATTGTGACCGATTAGTTTATCGGCTGACTGTAAAAATTTTATTCCTTCTTTTATTTGGTCAGGTCTAAAAGAATAAACCTTATCGTTTTCATCAATAGCTACAATACACCAAATTGTGTCGGCTTCAAATAAAAAACCGTTAGCTTCAATGTCAAATACTAATTCCATATTACCTCCTAAAATGGAATGGCATCACTGTCATGTAATAACTCTGAATCTTCATACTCGTTTAACCTACCAGTGTCTTTATTATACACTAAAGATGTAGCGTTGCCAACATCCCCTGTGTATCTAGACTTCAACACACGAAGATTCGTTGTTCTAGATTCTAAATCATCATCCGATTGTTGATTTCTTTCGAGGGCAATCACGCAATCAGATAACTGAGCTATACTATTAGACCCTCTTAAATGAGAGAGACTTACAGTAATACCATTCTCATGTCCTTTATTTCCTTCTACTCTTCTAAGGTGAGAGACAAGGATAATTCCTGCACCTGTTTCTTCTACCATGCTACGTAATCTGTGCATGATACTGTCAATTGCTTTACGTTCATCACCATCAAGCATTGAACTAACAAGCATATGTAGATGGTCTACAACCACCCACTTACAATCACAACCTACAATGAGGTAGCGTAGCTTTGCAAATATTTCTTCGATATCATTAGCTCCAAAGTGAGCATGAATAAATACCCTATCGTTTGCAAAAACTCGGTCAAACATATCTGTCAACTGATTCTCTGTGTAACTATTGCGAGTACTGTCAATGTATAGTTTATCGTTTGCTTCAATAGAAAGTATACCATCTACTGTACGTTTCCAATCTTCTTCCAAAGCAATAACACCTACGTTATCATTTGTTTGTTTAATAAGCCAGTGCTCTAGCTCACGAGTTACACTAGACTTACCTAGTCCTGTCCCACCTGTAAGAGTTACAAGTTCTCCTGCTCTTAAACCAAGAAGTTTTTTATTTAAACCATCCCAAGGATAAGGAACACTTTGTTTCTGTTCACGATTAAGAAACTCTTTTTGTTTATCAGCAACTCGAATGATACCACTAGGTGTATAAACTTGTGCATCCCACCAAGCTCTTGTAAACTCTTGGTGTTTGCCTTTGTTAAGCATATCGTTAGGGTCTTTGTACCCATTAGGAAGCGTAACAATTTTTGCTTTGCCGGGCTTAAGTATTGTTGCGACTTTCTTTGCAGCATCTTCTCCTGCTTTATCTTTGTCAAAACATATCACAACATTGTCAAAACTTTCAACATACTCAATGCTTTCTTTAATGTCTGTAACTGCTGAAGCAGCCCCACGTTTAATAGAAACAACTGCCCACTTACTGCCTAATAATTCATAGGTAGCCATAGCATCACATTCACCCTCGACAATTGTCAAGTATTTACCACCCTCTTTAAATAAATTTTGTCCGAACAAGCCCGAACCCTGTATTGTCCCTTCAAAAGAAAAACGTTTGTCTCGTATGTATCTAATTTTGGTAGCACACTGTTCATGATTTATATAAAACGGATAAAGGTGCTGTGCTAATTGACCTGCCCCATCATAAACAACCTTGACACCAAACTTTTCTGCTGTTTCTTTGCTTATGTTTCTGTCGGTTAGCTTTGCAAAGATACCACCATGAGCATTTAAAACTTTAGGTGTTGGTGTAACTGTTAATTTATTATAATTTTCTGTAGACATAACTGTTCCGTTTGAATATTTAGGAAAAAAGGAGTCACAACTAAAACACTTAGCTGAGCCATCCTCGTTTATTGAACATGCATCCGTGCTTTTACATTCGGGACATGGCACATGATACTTTACAAATTTACTTTGATTCATAATCAATTCCTATAAAAAGAAAAGCCTCCCTAAAATAGAGAGGCTTTATTGGAGATAGATGTATCAATTAAGATTCGTTTGAATCTTCTTCGACTACATCAGGCATAGGCTCAACGATAGCTTCGTCTGTACTTTTAAGTAACTCTTCTAAGTTAGCTCGGTGTGTACGACTTGCAAAGTCTAAAGCCTCAATGTGGACTTGTAAATTGCCCACCTTTTGCACAATCACAGTAGCTTCCTGCTTCTTCTGCTCATCTGCAATGTTGTTGATGTCAAAGTGTGTTTCCACACCCTCATCATTTTTAATGGTAATAATCATTAGAACTCTTCTCCATCACCGAATGGGTCTAACTCAGAACCATCCTGTGATTTTAAAGATACTAAATCAAGTACCTGCATAGCTTGAAAATCCAAGCCTTTAAAGCTACCATACTTATTGTCGGTTTCCCACTCGTTGTACTGTACCTTAACAGTTGAGCCATTACCAACAATGGTATCTAATGGTTCTTTATTTTTATCAAAAAGTTTAGGTGCATTTCTTACCATACCATTTGGTCCATTAACTTTTCTTTTAATAGTTATAGCTCTACCAATAGGCGTAGAACCCCCACTCTCATCCTTAATGGACAAGTCTTTTATTTTAAAGCCACGAGCTTGAAAGTCATTCGCAACATCATCAGCTACTACTAAATCAACTGTATACACAGGTTCAAACGTAGTGTTTGGTGTTGTTACTGATGCCCAATAGGCTTTTCCTTCTAATACTGCCATATAATCCTCCTTCGGTTTGGCGTTTTAATGAGTGCATTATACACTAATTAATCTCTAATGTCAAGCAAAATATCTTCCATTGATATCACAGGATTTTTAAACAGCGTAACAAGGAACTCTTCTCCTTGCTTTTCTATTTCATATCCTGCTTTGCTTTCGTAAAATTCTGTGTAGTTTTCAGCTACATAATCTTCAAACTTTCTAAGTTCGTTTCTATCAAAGATAGCTGTCTCGCCTTCAGACATCATCCTTTCGTATATATAATTCATGCAACCTCCTGTGTTGTCCACCAAGTAGGCTTAGCTCTATTGCGTTCCCATTTGGCATAGTGTTTTTCGTTAATGCAGTAATCACGATAAGCAATGATAGCATCCTCATTCTTGTACTCCTCAGGCATAGCCTGTGCTAGTGGTGTTAGACTTGTATGTGTGATGTTGTCAGGCATCTTACTCAGTGGGTCTTCTAGCTTGACCACACTTGCATGTTTCCTACCATACCTATACTCATATTCCAAGCCTAGTGCTAGGAAGTGTCGATACAACCATGAATAGTTAGAGCTAGATTCTCTAGCCCATATCGTACATGGGTGATTCTTGTAGGCTTCTTTGTACAAACCATTAGCATCTGCATACTCATCACCATCTAAAACTCTATGTGCTGTGCATAACATCTGTGCTGTTTCTAGTGGCATCTTCACTAGCATCTTATCAGGCTGTGCTTCTGCTGATATGGTAGGGCATTCATCAAAATAAAATATGTTCACTCGTCTTCCTCATCATCATCATCTAATCCCATGATAACAATTTTGTTATTAACATATTCTTTACCAAACTTGTCTTCAAGTTTTTCTTTTAGTTTTTTATTAAATTCTTCTATACTCATTTACCTTGCCCTCTATATTTTTTTAAGTTGGCTTTTTTACTTTTGTTCATGGTAGCTGTGCCAACGTTACCTCTACCTTGACTTGTCTTTTTACCTCTGCCTTGTGTTGCAGAAGTGTATGTACTTTTAGTCCACGTCTTCGCCATATTTAAACTCCTGGTTCCTCTTGCGTTTGTCTTTGTGTTCGATTAAAACCCTATCGCTTTCATAGGTTGTTTTAAAATAATTTTCATCTTTAGTTTTATGAAGATACAAACTTCTAACTTTTTTATCTTTTGCTTCTTCACTTAAAATTTCTTTTTGTTTTAAAACATCATTGAAAAATTCTGTCATAATTTTTTACCCTCTACTTTTACTGACCAATTATTTTGACTGTGTAATGTATCAAACTTTACACCCAAAGACTTACGAACTCTATCCTCTTGTAAACTAATTTGATTTAAGATTTCTTCTTGCTCTCGTTGAGTAGCGTGTTTGAAATTATTATCAGTATACTCTTCTGGATTGTCGTATAACTTTGTCATATGTTTATATGCCATATGTTTTGCATAAGTTTTAGCTGTTACTTTTTTATCATTAAGAATAATCATACATAGATTATATCACAACTTTTTTAAATACAGAAACATTGGACATATTTTCTAAAAAAAACTTACGATAATTACCTTCATGGTCTATGCAACCACAGACTAAAATGTCGCCATCATCGTTGTATTTTAAATCAGAAATAACTTCTAAGGTTCTCCTTTCGTATTCTTCTAAGT